GTGGAGAGGCATACAACCCCCGTATTGCTCATAAAGGGCGGTGCTAGCAAGCCTCAAGGCGCATATGCACGCCACGTATGCAGCCGGATGAGCTGAATGTCATCAGCGGCGGGATACGTGAACGTGGAAACGCGTGAGGCCCACATGACCAGGGTATGTGTGGAGCGGGGGGGCGTTGCCACACCGCGCTACCCTCTGGCGGGCGGCACGGTGTCCCAGTCATTGACGTCGTGTGGTGGCGTAGGTGCTGGGAGGCGCGGCGTGAGCGGGGGCACGGCAAGCGGCGCGGGTCTAATCACACTGCACAAGACACTCCGGGTGTCCTTCTCTTCGTCACGTTTGGTGCGAAGGTTGCGGACATAATAATGGGAGCGTCTAAGGATGTGCCTTGGTGGGGTCGCTAACAAGAACGCACCACTCAGCCCAGAAAGGGCTGCTGATGCTAGTTGCGTTATCCCACGAGATGCGAACGACTTGAGCGGGTGCTTGAGCGTGCTCCACACCTCTTTGCCCAACTCTTTGACGCCTGTTGTAATTATCTCACCGAGTCCTTGTCTCTTGGCAGATGTGATATGGGACTCCATTGTGGCTGCTATAGCTTGAGGAGACCCTAACACTGCTTCTGACTTGAACAAATATTGTTGTTCAAGGTGAGGGATGAACTCGATGTTGACAACTACGTCATAGGTGAGCTGTTGTGGTGTGGCTTTGTTGAAGACTGCGAAGATGCATAGGCGGTTATCGAGCACGTCCGATGCGACATCTTTATAGCCTAGGGCAGTGAAGTGGGTGCCTACTGCACCCTTAGCTTCCTGCACCTCGACGTAAGATTGTGTTGTGAGTGGGAGCCAAAACATCTCCAGACCTTCCTCTGGGATGGTGGCTAGATCGATGGCTTTGATGTCGTCACTGTAGGACATGAGGTCAACAATGTCGGCGGGTGGTGGCGTGGCGGCGGAGGATGACGCTGCCGGAAGGCGGCCGCAATAGAGTTTTCCTTGTCTGTTCAACAGGGCAGTGACATTCCTGACACGAATGCCATAGGACGTGACTCTATATGCGGCGGCATAGGACTTTAGCGATGTGGCTTTTGGGTGGTTCACTCTAGTCCAAGTGATTGCTGATGTGTTGGTGGCGGAGGAAGCGAATGATATGAAGCCTTCCATGCTCGGATAGAACACGTAGGCTACACAGTCTGTCGTGCCCGTGCTTGGGACACACACTGACATCTCAAGATTCTCAAATTGCACTGTTGTGAGGTCAGTACCTTCACAGCATGATTCGGGGTAGTGTGTGCCGCCGTCAAACGGGTGAAACAGAGAGTTAACCCAACATTCTGAGTTCCGTTGTAGCTCAGCTGTGGTTGTATTCATTGGCTCTGCCCTCTTGCGAATTGCACCAGGCATTCTCTTGCGGCGGTGGACGTCCATTTCGGCTTTGTGCACCTGCTTGCCTAATTCCTTGACCTTGGTTTCAGCCTTTCTTGCTCGGGCTGTCTTCTTTGCTTTCGCGCTCATAGCGTTGTCCCAACTTAGATGGTGGTAAACTGCAATGATTACTTTCGTTCTGGTTCTACTTGTTAAAGTCGACTCACTCGGAGGCCGGGGTCGTGAAGCCCGTGGTTATCCTGACCATAACGCAGTTCATTAAGCGAACTGCGTTAGTTGTTCTCGATTCGAAATGTGCCACAACCATGGTACGAGGGAAGCATCGCTATCCTCCGTAGCCACAGTGGTGGTCTTGACAGTCTCCCGAAGGACCGTGAGGGTGGGGTGTGGGAAGTTGAAGACATTGGATTTGTTACTCTTGAACGTCTTCTTAAAGTCCTGGCCGAACGTCTTTTCGTCCTCTGTTGTTAACCCGTAACGCACCGTGAGCATGTCTAGTGTGTTCTTGTTGCCCTTGTGTTGTACCTCGCAGTGCATGCTGTGGACATTCTCTTCGGCACGCTTCTTGCCCTTCTTATCGCAGTTCTTCAGTATCTGGTTGAACCATGTGCGTAAGAATGGCACGTGGCCACAATCCCTCAGCCCACTCATACACACATCTCGCGTGTACTGTTCGGGGTGGAACTTGGCCACGCCTGCCACGGTGGCACTTGATTT